TAAAAATGGCAAATAATTTGCTAACCATCTCCATGATCACCAACGAGGCGTTGATGGTCTTGGAAAACGAACTTACGTTCACGGCCCGCGTTGACCGTTCTTATGACGAGCAATTTGCGGTTACTGGTGCAAAGATTGGTAATACTGTAAACGTACGCCGTCCCGGTCGTTTTATCGGTACTACTGGCCCTGCGCTTAACGTAGAGGACTTCAACGAGACATCCGTCCCGGTGACCCTCTCAACTCAGTTCCACGTTGACACCCAGTTCACCACACAGGACTTAGCCCTGTCGTTGGATATGTTCTCGGATCGCGTGTTAAAGCCCGCAATCGCTGCTATCGCCAACAAAATGGACTTTGATGGCACGACTATGGCTACTGACAACACCGCCAACACCGTTGGTACGGCTGGAGTTGTGCCCTCCGACATCGCTACGTTCCTAACCGCACAGGCTTATCTGGACGGTGAAGGTTCACCCCGCGATGGCAAGCGTTCTTGCGTTATTGACCCCTTTACCGGTGCGTCAATCATTGGTTCGCTCAAGGGTCTCTTTAACCCACAGGGCACTATCTCGGGTCAATACGAGAAGGGCATGATGGGTAAGGACACCATCGGAATGAACTGGTACATGGATCAGAACATTGTGTCGCACACATACGGTTCTTACTCCACGGCTACTCTTTCCACCAACACAGCAACTTTCACCGGTTCGCTGACAACTGGCTGGGCTTCAACATCCACAATCACAATCGCTGCCGCTACTGCTAACGCTGGACTCAAGCAGGGTGACACCATTCAGATTGCTGGCGTGTTTGCAGTCAACCCACAGAACCGTCAGCCATACGGCGGTAATGTTCTGCGTAACTTTGTCGTGACTGCTGACGTGACGATTACCTCCGGTGGCTCTGCATCGGTTACGGTATCGCCCGCTATCATCACGGCTGGTCAGTTCCAAAACGTATCGGTTCTTTCGACCTCCTCGACCGCAGTTGTCACACCGTTTAACAAGACCGGTGTTGTCAGCCCGCAGAACTTGGTGTTCCACAAGAACGCGTTCACGTTGGCTACTGCCGACCTTGAGTTACCTGATGGCGTTCACTTTGCTGGTCGCGCATCTGACAAGCAATTGGGCCTGTCAATTCGAGTGGTCCGCCAGTACACAATTAACAATGATTCCATTCCAACTCGTCTAGACGTTCTCTACGGTTGGGCTCCCCTCTACCCCGAACTCGCTTGCCGAGTTGCGGCTTAATTAGGAAAGGAACTTAATCATGGCAAATCCGGGCCCAGCAAGTACCCAAACCTCCAACTACCTATTCAATGGTAATGCCAGCGATGGTATCGCCCTTGGTGTAGCTGGTGGTGAGATTGGTTTTTATGGCGAGACCCCAGTTGTTCAGGCATCTGCAATCACCACGATTTCAGACTCCGCAACTGGAACCGCCATTGCAACTGCGGTTAACAGCGTTATTACCGCGTTGAAGAACATTGGCATAACCGCCTAAGATGTTCTTATGACTGAGAAGGCCACCCTCACAAGGGGTGGCTTTTTCTTTTTTTGGAGAATCCATGAAGCACGTAATGATTGCCCTGCCGACTTACACAGGAGTAGTCCACATTGGAACCGTTCACAGCCTTATTGATGACCTTATTGCCTTGGTTAACCGTGGTGATAGGTTTACTCTTGTTGATGATGTCGGTAATTCTGCTATTGCTGATTGCAGGGGAGTAATTGCTTCCAATTTCTACAAGTCCGACTGCGATATGTTGGTCTTTGTCGATAATGATGTCTGCTGGGAGCGCGGTGGTTTACTAAGAATTATTGATCACCCCGTAGACTTGGTGGCTGGTGTCTACCCCTACCGAGTTGACCCCCTGTCGTGGACTGTCCGTTGGGATCAGAGCAAAAAGCAACTTTGGGCAGACCCAGAGACCGGTTTGCTTGAGGTAGAGTGCGTAGCAACTGGATTTATGAAGATTTCTCGCAATTGCATAGCCAAAATGATTGAAGCTCACCCAAGCACTTGGGTACATGAAAAGGCTGTTGATGGCGAGTTTTGGCCTTTATTTGAGCCGCACCTAGATGTCCGCAAAAAACACCGATATGGAGAGGATTATTCGTTCTGTATGAGGTGGCGAGAACTAGGGGAGAAGGTATGGATAGACCCAGAAATAGGAATGGGTCACACCGGCCTAAAAGTTTTTGAAGGACATATTGGAAACTGGCTGAAAAGTAGGATAATTCCACAACTAACATCTGAGGTGACCCATGAATCAAATCAAAATTCTTAGCCCAACCTTTGCGTTGGATTTAACAACCGCTGCGTCTGCTGCGCTGCAAATTATCCCAAACACCCCAACCCGCGCCTATCGCGTGGCCCTGCTAAACACCGGAACGGGCAAGGCTGGCGTGACCTTTGGCACGACTTCAAGCAATATGGATACCCCTGCGATTGCGTCTACGGGCGGCTCTGGGTCATTAGTCCTACCAGCCAACATGATTTACCCCATGATTATCGACTGCGGAAGTCCAGACCTTTACATCAAGGGCATCTCATCAGGCACTAACACTCTGTACATTACGTTGGTGGCTACTGAATAAGGATTTACCATGGCAAATTCAACCGCCAAGACTATAACGACCAACATAGTACCGGTTCAGGGGACGTTTGAGCCCCTCTACCCGTACAACATAATTTCGTTCATTGGGCCAGCAGGGTTACCGTTTTACGCCCCTACAAACCCCAATCTGGACGGGGTGTCGATCACAAACAGTACGATTAACAGTACAACTATTGGTCTGACTACCCCTGCGGCGGCGGCGTTTACCTCTGCGTCTGCGACCAGTTTGCCAATTGGCGGCAATGACCTAACCAACAAGACCTACGTTGATGCGGCACTAGCCGGGATCTCTTGGAAGGAGCCCGTTAGGGCAGCTACGACAGGGAATATCACCCTCTCGGGCGCTCAAACTATTGACAGCGTCCCCGTAGTTGCGGGTGACAGGGTTCTAGTTAAGGATCAGTCCACGGCCTCCCAAAACGGTATTTACATCGTTGGGACACCTTGGGTGCGCTCCGAGGACGCAAACACATGGGACGAGCTGGTTTCAGCCTTGGTGTTCGTTGAGTCAGGTGGACTTGGTGGCTCGGCTTGGTACTGCTACGTCCAGCCCGGAGGCACGTTAGGTGTTACTGCGGTTACTTGGTCAAACTTCCAAGTTGCGGGCGCTTACTTTGCCGGTACGGGCCTAACGCTAACCTCTAACACGTTTAGCATCACCAACACCGGGGTAGCGGCTGCGACATACGGCTCGGCAAGCTCGGTTCCCGTCTTTGCGGTTAATGCTCAAGGCCAACTGACTAGCGTTACTAATACGAGCATAGCGATTGACGCAACTGCAATAACCTCAGGGACTATCAATACCGCGAGAATTTCAGGTTCTTACACCGGAATTACCGAGGTGGGAACCCTAACAGGTCTGACGGTCAGCGCCACGATTACTGGATCGATTTCAGGCAACGCTGCAACAGCTACTAACGCAACCAACGCCACAACGTCCACAAACCTAGCTGGCGGGGCCACAGGGAGCGTTCCTTATCAATCCGGGGCTGGGGCAACAACCTTTGTTGGCATTGGCACTACGGGTCAGGTATTGACGGTTGCGGGCGGTGTTCCTACTTGGGCCTCCCCAACTGCAACGGGTGACGTAACCGGCCCAGCGTCCTCTACGGATAACGCGATTGCGCGGTTTGATAGCACGACCGGCAAGATTATCCAAAACTCAGGGATTACCCTGTCTGACGCAAACGCCCTGCAAAATGTCAACGAGATCAACTTTGACATCACGCCTACGAGCGTGGTTGGCGGTGCGGGCTCGCTGTCTTGGAATAGTGACGATAACGCCAAGACCTTGGAGCTGATTGGTACTAACAACGTAGGAATCAAGATTGGCGAGGAAAATTATTATCGGATCAAGGCAACGGCCACAATAACCAAGGGTCAGGTCTTGATGCTTACCGGAACCGTTGGAGCGTCTGGCGGTCTTACGGCTGCACCGGCTACCGGTCTAACGGCGGCTACGGGAACCTCAATTATTGGTTTGGCTAAAGAGTCAGCAGTTACAAACGATTGGATCTACGTTCAAGAGTTTGGCGAGGTCAAGGGAATCAACACCAGCGGGTCAAGTGCGGGTGAGACTTGGGTAAACGGGGATATTCTTTATTACAACCCTGCGGTCACAGGCGGTCTTACAAAGAACGTACCGACAGCTCCAAACGCCAAGGTTCAGGTAGCTGCGGTTGTATACGCAAACGCATCAAACGGAATCCTCTTTGTTCGCCCGACCTTTGAACCACGGCTAAACGACCTATCAAACGTCTACACGCCTACCCCATCGGACGGCGATGTAATCGTTTGGGATAACGGTGACTCACGCTGGGAGAACCGCGCTCAGTCAACCTTAACTGCGGGCAAGGCAACGAATCTCGCGGGAGGTTCTGCTGGTCAAGTGCCATATCAGTCTGCTACGGACACCACAACTTTCACCGCCACGGGAACCGCTGGACAGGTTCTGACGAGTCAAGGAACGAGCGCGCCAACTTGGACAACACCTGTTGCGGCGGTTACGGTCACAGATGACACCACAACCAACAACACCCGTTATCCCCTATTTGCGGATGCAACATCTGGAACGCTATCAACTACTTATGTTTCCTCGACCAAATACCAATTCAACCCCTCAACCGGCGTTCTGACTGCAACCTCATTCTCAGGCGCTGGAACCGGCTTAACGGGAACGGCTTCAGGACTCTCGATTGGCGGCAACGCGGCAACTGCGACAAGCGCAACTTCTGCGACCACGGCAACA